ATGCAGAGGGGGGGTGTCTTTTGGAGGGTACTCCCCCCCTCTGCAAGCGCCTCCTTCCAAGCGCTGTCACTCGTAATCAGTCTCTTGAACTTTCATGTAAAGTTCAGGAAACAGTTCAACGAGTTCATCAATCGCCAATTGAAGTGAATTGAATTGATCGAACTCACTAGCATCCGTGCTGCCCTGCCAGAGGCGGGCGAGGTAAGCACAAGTATTGTACTCAGCAAGGATGTCGTAGTGAAACCAATCATCGAACTGCGTGAAAGGACTGTATGGATTGTCCTTCGTGGTGATGGCCCATTCTATCATCAGATACCCTCGTCCTTCATGAGACGCACCACGGATGAGGCACTCATGCCACAGGACTCTGCGATCTCGTCGTTGGTGTAGCCCCGATTCTTGAGCAGTCGAATCTTGGCCTTCTTAGCGGCTGAGACAGAGGAGGCGGCTTTGGGCGTCGCCAGAGCACGGACCCTGTCGGTATCGGTATTCTGGATGATCTCATCGAGCATGTTGTGGGAGATGGCCCCCTCCTGAATGGCCTTCCACTCCCTGTCAGTGATCTCGATCTGATAACGGCGGGCCCCTGTTCTGGCCCGAGCCTCGCCCAGCATCCGCCTTTCCATCTTGGCCCGGGCGTCTTTGTCGGTGCGGAGCTCCGGGTTGTCCTGGAGCGCAAGACGAGCAGCAGCATTAGCCACGACTTGAGCCTGTCGCTCCCTGGGCTTGGCGGCATAGGCCCGTTTCAATTTGCCCTTGAGGGATTCGACCTCGGGGGCGTATTTGACCTTGGCCGCTTTCGACTGGGGGAGCTTTCCAACACGGAGGGAGGCAAGTCTCGCATCTCTCGCCATCTGCTTGAGAGCATTGGCGTGATCGGCATAGACCCCTTCCATCCTGGTGCCGGAGGAGAGGGAGCGGGCATCCCTGACGGAGGACATCTTGGGGATGGTCTCCATCTCCGGGATCCACTTGTCGGTGGTCTCCCACGTCCCATCGGGCCGCTTGATCTTGGCGAAGTGCCCCCTTCCGGTGGGAACCCTGACGAGATCCCCGGTCTTCGGGTCGATGGCGCCGCCCTCACTGGCCCTTCGAGCCCTGGTCTGCTCCCTGTAGACGGGGGACTTGGCTCTGGAGACCAGGGTGGCGGCGCCGCCCATGGGTCCGCTCTGGTACTTCTTACGAAGACCGGCGATGTCGTTGTCCTTCTCGGACTGCTGCCAGTCGAGTTCGTGCTTGGCGGCGTCGATGACAGTCATGCTGTGTCGAACCGCCCGGGCGATCTCGGCCTTGGTCGCCCCTCGGATGGTCATGTCGGTGATGAGGTTCGAGACGCGACCCATCTGCATCTGGGTCTGCGGTCCCTTCTTCATCACCTTCATGCCCTCCCGCTTGGGGTAGGCCCTCTTGGGGTCGTACCCCTCGAGTCCTCGAAGAGGCGGAGTCGAGCGGACCTTGCCGTCGTTGTTGGGCACGACGAGGACGAAGTCCCCATCGAAGTCCGCTCCTGAAAGTCGTTCGGCTACGGAGTGATGGACCCCGATGGCGTCCTTGGCGTTCTTCCCGATCCGGGCGATGGCCCTCTTGTGGCGGTTGTTGACCGTGAGCTCCGGGATCTCGAAGGTTCCGGCGTGCGGGTAGCGCACCAGAGCCACTCTTTCGCCGTGCTTGTAGTTCGGCGCGTAGACCTCGGTGGGTTTCATGCTCGGAACGGGGAGCATGACCTGAATGGACTGCCTGGGATAGGGGGCGGCCTGCAACGAGACGGCCTTGGCGTCGCACTCATCGGCGAAGGACTCCAGGAGCTTCTTCTTGATGACCGGGTTCGTGAGACGCATGATCTCGTCGAACTCGGCTCTCTGCTTGTCCCTGGTGACCTTGAGCTGCTTCTTCGCCTGGGAGAGGAGCTGCTTGCTGAGGTACTGCGAAGGGAGCGTTCGGGACCAGGCGTCCCAGTCGCCCTCCTCCCTGACGTAGTTCAGTGCGGAGAGCTTGCTCTTCCCGGTCTTCGGATCCTTGTACTGCCGCTGCGTGACCGTGGCGCCGAAGGGGTTCCTGGGGTTGTCGGGGTCGGCGGGCTTGAGGACCGTGTTGTCCTTCGGGCCCGTCATTGGCGTTCCCCGCTTCTTATTGGTGTTGAAGCGGACGTCGACGCCCTTCGGAAGGTCGTCGGCGTACACGGCCATGCCCTTGAGGTAGTGCGTCCCATCCACAGAGATTCGGACCTGGGCGTACACGCCGTTTGCGATGGTGAGCTCGGGAACGCCCCGACGGAGCTCGATGACGCCGTCCATCTTGGAGCCGCCGTCCTCGTCGTAGACCACCTTCACCCTCTTCGAGGAGATGGGGGTGGGCTTCTGCATGACGCCGGTGAGCTTCCCCCCGGTGTCGATGTGGACCATGGGCGCACGGATCTCCCCGATGTGCTCCATGACCTCCGACTTCTTCGTTCCGGGAGGGGTGAGCACCTTGAGAGTGGTGAACTTGCTCTTCCCGGTTCCGACCTGGCGGATGAAGACCTCGTGGGACTCGTACCCCTCGTCCTTCAGCATCTGGACGGCGGTCTTGAGCTGTGTGGTCGAGCAGTCCAGGGCGATTTCAGTGCCGAGCCCGTACTCGATGTACTTGTGCTCCTTGATGTTCTCCTTGAGCACCTGGGCGGCGGTCTCGGTCTTGGCGCTCTTGGCGAGCATGCCGCCCTCGGAGAGGGTCTTCGCCGTCGTGGTCGAGACCCCGAGCTTCTCCGCGATGGCGGAGTAGGACATCCCCTTCTCCCGCATCTGACGGGCCCTGGCGACGTCCCCCTCCCGCTTGGCGCTCTTGGCGGCGGTCTTCCTGGCCCGGAGCTCCGTGGTGTTCATCCCGAGGGCCTCGGCGACCTCGGTCTCCTTCATCCCCAGCTTCTTCTGGAGGCGGGAGACCTCGGCGAGGAAGTCGGTGGACGTCTGGTAGGGGTCCTTGCCGGAACCCCACTTGTAGCGCCCGGAGTGCGGCGTGGAGCCCTCGTGGGGCCTTCCGGAGTGCGCGAGATCACTCATCGACGGGGTCCCCCCTCTTCATCTTCTCGATGGCGGTGTCGAAGTCGACGATGGTGGCCATGATGGACGAGATCTCCTCGGGGTTCGGTCGAACCTTGAGGATCTCGTCATTCTGATAGATCCGGAGCTCGGAGGTGTACTCCGAAGGCGGAATCTCGTACTCCAGGGAGAAGAGGGCGGCGTACACCAGGAGCTGGTTGATGCTCGCGGGCGTGACGCCGGTCTTGAGGTCGTGAACGCGAAGGAGGGACGCCCTCTCGTCGAAGAGGATGGCGTCGGCCGTCCCGAACGCGTTGACGGAGTAGAACAGAGGCTGCTCCGGCGTCATGCCGAAGCCGATCGCGTCGTTCACGTACGCGTTGATGGTGACCCTGTTCCGGGGCATGCGGATGCCGAGGCGGATGTGCTCCGCGGCGAGGGCGTGCAGCCTCGTGCCAAGAGCGGCGGCCTCGTGCCGGCGGAAGGCCTCGACAAGAGCACTGGGATCGTAATTGATCCAGTGGTACTTGCTCGGCGAGAGGAAGGCGTGAAGACCCTCCAGCTTCGGATGCTGGTTGAAGATCACGCTGCGTCCTTCTCGGCGAGGAAGGCCAGGTTGTCCTTGACCTGGCTGATGTTGCCCGGGAAGACCGTCCACGCCGTGTGGCGCATCTTCCGGAAGCGGTCGAGGTAGTACTGCTGATTCGGTCTGTAGGAGGAGGGGGAGGGACGGGACCGCTTCACCTCGAGGAGGACGGTAACGCCTCCGGGGAGGAAGACCGTGAGGTCGGGGATGCCCTGACGCGACGTCGCGTCGTTCTTGAGGCAGATGCCCCCGAGCTGACGTTCGACGTGGCGAACGATCTCGTCCTGGATCAGTCCTTCAGGATTGCGCTTCGACATGATTCTCCTTTCCGTCGAAGACGAAAGGCATGCCCCTTGCGATGGGCAAAAGGGCGGTACCTTTCACTATGACCCATGTGTTTAAGACCCAACTACCGAATGTCAATGAAGATTTGGGACGGTTGGGGCCGATGTGTACTGGAGTATACTGGTGTTAAACTTTCGGAGGGTCATTAGATGAACTTTGCTTGAACATACTCAAACAGCGTTGAAGTGACTAGTGAGACCGCTGAGGAGGATGAGGCGAATTGCCACTTTTCGTTGCAATTCCAACGTTTCTGATGTGGAGTGTGATTATGACTATGTGTGAACCCACTTTTGGCCCACTTTTGGCCCAGTTTGTAACGCAAAGTGGGCCAGGACTTTTCGTTGGAATTGCAACGTTTCGTCTCGTTTTGGCCCACTTTTGAGGAAAATGGCCAAAAACTTTTTTGAAAAGATACGCTGTTGCGGAGGCTTCGTCACGCCCAGATGTGACGTAGATCACTATATATACTACTCTATCTTTTTAAAAACTTTATAGGGTATATGCTCAAAAGTGGGCCACGACATCGAGATTTCGTTGCAATTCCAACGAAAAGTCCTGGCCCACTTTACTGGGCCATCGGCCCACAAAAGTGGGCCAACCCTCACTGACATTCGGGCGTTGTCACATTCCACGCACACCAGCCCCACCAGCCACATCCGTAACGTTGCCGTTTCGTTACCAAACCGTTACCTAACCGTTACATTACGCCGACAGCGAACAGGTCCCGAACTCCTCGTCGAGTCCCACCAGCCCCATCCGTCACTTCTCCGCAAAAACCCTGATCCGTGTGAATCAGAGCGACAGACCTTCTTGAGGTCACTTGACGGTCTTGGCGACCCTCTTGAAGACGACGGTCTGGGAGAATGCCATCATCGCATACGGGTACTTGTACCGACGGTCGAGAGAGATATCTCCCCACTGGCTGTGCCAGGTCAGGATGCCGTTCGAGAACGAGTGACGCTCCCCGGCCATCGCCTTTCGGGCCATACGGTCCTCCAGGGCGATGGCGAGGTTCGCCAGCACATTCTTGCCGGTCCTTCCCTTGCGGATGAGCCAGAGGAGGTACTCCTCGGTGTGGTACCAGGCCATAGCGACGATGTAGTCTCGCCAGACCGATCCCGTGTTGGGGGTGCCGAAGGCGAAGATGTCGGGCATGGGAGTGTCCTTTCAAGTGCAGGTGCTTGTCACTATGCACCATGGCGAAAACGTATGCCCCGTGTGGAGCATACGCCTGAGAGCGATCAGTTGAGGGGCTTGACCTCCTCGATGTTCCATCCGTGCAGCATCGCTTCGGTGTCCTCGTCGAGGTTGTACGCAGACACGAGCTTGGCTCGGATCTTCCGCATGGAGGCGAGCATGCGCTCGTAGGCGACATAGGCGACCTTCTCGTCCCTCATGTACGCGGGGCGCACGATGGGGCGGAAGAAGACGTCGTCATCCATGTCGGTGAGCTTCATCGCGGGACCATAGAAGTCCCGAGCGCAAGTCGCGTCCACGAACTCCCTGAACGAGAGGTGGGCGATGTAGTCGGTGCCGGAGAAACGAATGAGGCAGAGCATGGTAGGGGTTTCCTTTCTGATAGGGGTATCTCACTATCCCCCTTGCGAAAAACTCATACCCCTTGCGGGGTATGAGCGAAGGTCTCAGCTGAATCTGAGGAGACCGTTCACGTAGGCGTAGGCCCAGATCTTGCGATGCCTGGGGGACAGCTCCTTCGGGAACGGGACGTAGTAGGGAAAGTCGTCGGCCTTCTCGGCCACGTCGACATACGCCCACTTCTCATACATGCGGATGGACTTTCCGAGCAACCCTCCCGCGGCCAGATTGCTGGCGGCGTAGAGGGGTGCGAGGTAGAGTCGCTTCCACATCGGGAGGCGGGAGTACGAGCGCAGTCCGCGGAGGGTGCGACGCAGGTCCTTCTTGTCCACGTCGAAACGGAGGATGCGGTCCCGGTACTCGGCGCGGCAAGAGCCGCAGAGCCAGTGAAGCATGTTCATGACGGGTTCCTTTCGGATAGGGATTCCTTCACTATGGCCCGGGCGAAAAAAGGGTAGCCCGTGCGGCTACCGGGCTGAATGGTCAGGCGTAGGGGTTGAGAGCCATAGCATTCAGCTCGTGGAGCGCACGAGCACCCTCCTCGGTGAATTGGGCGATCATGTTCCGGAGCTCCCTCCGCCGCGCAATGCGAATCCGGCTGGTGCGCTCGAGCTCCTCGCGGCACGCCTTGGTGGCGGAAGCGAGGGTGTCGAGCCTCACAATGAGAATGCGGGCGCGGGGCGACAGGGAGATGGTGGAGTTGAACATTGGTCTTACCTTTCGGATAGAGGTGGTGGTTCACTATCACCTTTGTTAAAATTGTGGTTTCTGTTGCACGATTGGCGAAAAAACGAGAGCCCATGCCGCTTGTGGGCATGGGTTGAGGGTCAGATGTTGTTGACCTCCCTCTTCATTTTCGCCAACTCAAGGGCGAGGACCGCATACGGCCACCTCTCTCGGTTGGAGAGAACGAGGGGGCGGACTGGGGTGAGCCACACAAGGCGGTGGTCCGCCGTCCAGCTCTTCGGTTCGTGTCTCATCGCGAACTTCGCGAGGATGTTGATCACGAAGAAGTAGATGAAACGAATCGGAGAGTGGAGACGGGCCCTGCACTGCGTGAGCAGACACCACAATTCGTCCTCGTCGAAGTCCCTAGCAAGGGAGGTGACGAAGTCGATCCATGGAGCTGAGATGGAGTACATTGGAGGGGTTTCCTTTCTGATAGGGGTATCTCACTATCCCCCTTGCGAAAAACTCATACCCCTTGCGGGGTATGAGCGAAGGTCTCAGAGGATGCTCCTGATGAGACCACTGAGGTAGACGTAGATCCAGTAGGACCTCACGAGACGCGAGACGTCCTTCGGGATCGGGACGAAGAGCGGGCTCTCGTCCACGAGGATGTCCGCGTACACCCCGCCCTCGGCCGGGCGGATCCATCCGCGCATCTCCCAGCGCAGCCTCAGCGAGGTGAGGCCGGCCAGGAGGAGCCAGTGGATCCGCCGCCAGTCGTGGCGGGAGTGACGGAAGTTCTCGAGGAAGAGAACGATGAAGAGTTCGTTGTCCCATCCGAAGGTGGACATCTTGTCCTGAGCGATCTTACGGCGCCCACGGTCGAGCCAGTGGTTCATGACGGGTTCCTTTCAAGTAGGGGATTCCTTCACCATGCGCCGTGCTGGAACCTCGGGTACCCCCTGTCGCTGTGGTTCCGGCTGACGGACCAGACGTTCCCGGGCTGCACCCAGTCTCGGATCTCGTCCCAGTCGAAGGGGCAGCCGACGGCTCGCGTCCCCAGCTTGTCCATGGCGCTCATGAAGTTGTTCTTGACCCTGATCGCCCTCCGGATCTCCTCCTCCCTGTCCTTTCCGTTGCAGTGAGCGGGGCGGAAGTGGACGAAGGACGTCCACCTCACGTCCGTCACGGGGAAGTAGTGGAAGACCTCGGTGAGGGCCAGCTCCTCCCCCTCGGTGAGGTAGGCGCCGAACTGACCCGAGTCGGTCCAGAGGTACACGCCGTTGGTCATCTCGTTGTCGCGCATCATGTTCTCCTTTCGCAGTGCGCGGTCTCAGCCCTTCCAGGCCGCTTCGTTGAACCTCCCCTTCCTCGCCTGGCAGTCCATGATGGCCCTGCCGATCGACGAGTCGGAGAGGAGTCGGTGGCAGTACAGCGTCCTGTATGCGGTGTTCATGCGGTCGATGCGTCCGAACGCCTGTTCGGCCATCCACCACGAGTACGACGGGGAGTAGAACATGACCGTGTCCGTCGACACGCAGTTCCATGCCTCGCATGACGAGTAGTGCACGATGTGGAAGTACTCGCCCGAATCGGGCACGGGATCGTGCCGGTGCCCGTTGCGCTCGGTGACCGTCCGACCGAGCTCCTCCCCGATCTCGAGGAGGATGTCCCGCTCGTACTCCCACGAGTAGAAAACCAGTATCCTGGGCGTCTCGGAGACGATCTGACGGGCTTTCTCCCGTCGATCGTGGGAGGTATTGACTATGCGCTGCTGGACCCTGCAAAGGGCCGCTGCGTCCCTCTGAGGGGCATCCTCGTAGGGGTCCCACCGCTTCTTGGTCATCTTCTCGTAGAACGCCCGATCGTAATCGCACCAGTGATCCACGAAGCGGCGCTCGGTCGCACGGTCATCCCCCATCTCCACGAGCAGCCGGGCTCGAAGTCTCCGCAATCGGGCCTCGTTGACGTATCGCTTGATCTTGGGGTACTTCGCCCAGCGGTCCCAGATCACATGCTTCTCGTAGAAGTCGGTCTTGTTCTCGTACCAGCCGTTGGCGAGGAACAGGGACAGGTAGTCCTTCCACGAGTCCCCGGGCGTCGCCGAGAGCATGATCCAGTCGTTCTTCGAGGAGATCTTCAGGAAGTTCTGAGCCCACTTCCCGGATCCCCTCAGCTTCTGCTCATCGAACACGAAGAAACAGCCGGTCCTGTCCTTCACGTCCGAGATCTTGTTCCAGGAGACCACCTCGAAAGGAGCCTCATAGGCCCCCATCTTGGCGATCTCCGCCTCCCACTCCATGGAGTCCCGCTTCGCCGGAGTGGTGACCACGACGAGAGCACGATCCGGGTGCGCCCTCCGCCAGTAGGCGACGGCCGTGATGGACTTGCCGGAGCCCACCCCGCCCATGAGGACGCACCCGTCGTGCATCTTGTCTAGAGCCTCACGCTGCTTCGGTCGCAGCCTCACCCTCGATGGGGAGGTCATCGGCACTGGCGTACTCGAAGTGATACGTGGGGTTCTTGTAGACTCCCCTCAGGGTCTTGCCGACCATGCTGGGGGAGAGGTAGAGGGCCTCGGCGGCCGCGGACTGGGACGGGTAGACGACCCCCGTCTCGAGGCACCTGACCGGTCCCCTGCGCAGACGCCTCCGCTCGGGAGGAGCGCTGTCCTCGCTGGGGGACCAGTCGTCGGGGAGCTCGCAGCCGAAGAGCCTCTCGACGAGCCCCTTCAAATCGTGCTCCTCCCCCTTGTACTTCACCATCCACTTCCCGTCGACCCTTCTGGGCCGGATGTGGCGTGCGCCGCGAAGATGCCACGCCCTCCCCTTCGAGGAGAGGATGACCTCCCCTCCTGCGACGCGCTTGAACTTCTCCTCGCTCATGCCAGGCCCTTGACGGGCGCGAACGCGAGCCCCTCGCCGGCGCTCTCCCCGTTCTTGACGAACGACGGATCCTTCCAGCCGTTCCAGAGGATGATCCCCCCGTGGTCCTTGACGTGGAGGTTCACGTCCACGTCGAGCCCGGCTGCGGAGATGGTCGTGAGACCGTCCTCGTGCGAGATGAACGAGACGCGGGGGTCCCGGGACATCTCCCGGAGATCCCCCACGGTCTGAGGGGCGTAGTAGCGCCCCAGCGTCCTCCCGGGCACGGTGACAACGCGGCAGCTGTAGCCGTCGAACCCGTGCACGTAAGCCTGCTCGTCCTTGAAGGACCAGTGCTCCCCGTCCTTGCAGACGACGTCGACCCCGAATCCGCGGCGGATGTGGCGCATCTCGCCCCCGATGAGGACGACCACGACGTCATCGTCCTCGAGGTCGCGGCCGATCACGAAGGGGGTCTCCGGGAGCTCGAAGAGGTCGCGGGCGAACTCCGACGGACTCTCCTTGCTCCCCCGCCTGAGCGAGAGAGTCTTGGTGGGGTTCTTCTGGATCACGTCGGCGCTGCTGACGCCGTAGACGGAGTTCAGGACCTTCTTGATACGGGTCCTCTCCGCCCCCATCTCGTTCTCGCGCCCGGACTGATCGTACTTCGCGATCAGCTCCCGGTAGGAGCCGATCTCGATCTCCCCGAAGACGCTGCGGTGGAGCCCGCTGTCAGGCGTCACCTTGAGGTTCTCGACGATGATGTCGTGCTCGTCGCTCCAGATGGACACGGTCCCCTTCTCGCAGTCGACGCCCACGAAGCCCGTCCAGAATCGCGAGGAGATCTCGAGCAGCTCACGCAGCTCGTAGAGGTTGTAGATGACGCCGTTGGGCTCCCACCCGCTGCGCCACTCCTCGCTCTCGGTGAACTTCGCGGATCCCCGAGAGAAGGAGAAACGCGCCTTGGGGTTCTTCGAGGGGATCTTCCCCTTCTCGTCCAGCTCGACGACGCGCTCCAGCTCGTCCCCGGGTCGGATCACCCGGTCGTAGACGGACCTGCGGGTGAGGCACATGGCGTCCTTCTCCTTCTCGCAGATGACCATGAGCTGCACCCCCTTCCCGTCATCCGTCGCAAATCCCTTGGGCATGACGGGCCACTTGCGCAGCTCCTCGAGGAACGTCTCGGGGGAGCTGTCGACCCCCCAGGTGACGCTGACGTGGTTCTCAGTCGCGATGGCACAGCACTTCATGATGTTCTCCTTTCTGCTCAGTGCTCGTCGTCGATGTTGATAGTGATTCCGAAGCGCTCCTCGAGCTCCTCGTTGGTCCCGGCGGCTCCGGAGAAGACTCCATGGAAGCCGACGCGGTCGGAGAAGAGCAGGACGTCGGAACGCCTGTACCAGGTCCACCGGGCGCCGTCGACGACGATCGTCATGATACCCTTAGTGGGCTTGATGGTGATCTCGCTCACCCCCCGCTCCTCATAGAGCCTCCAGAGCTCGCCGAGGTTGACGTTCTGGTACAACCGCCCTCGTCCTCCGGACTCGGTGGTGTAGTTCAGGACCGCCATGATGTCTCCTTTCCAAGACGGTGTCGCGGTTTCTTGATCTTCCCCGCGACGGTCATGCTGACCATCGACGGGCTGATTCGGAGCGCCTCCGCCGCGGCGCACATGTTCTTGTAGACGATGCCGGTGTCCAGGTCCTTCACCGGACCCCGGTACTTCCTCTTACCGAACGGCGGTTCGGTCGATTTCGGCGGCGTCCAGAAGAGGTCGAGATCCTCGCCGTGGAGGAGCCTGACCAGGTCGTTGACGTTCCGCCACAGGCCGCCCCAATGGACGTGCCAATCGAACCCCTCGCCCAGATCGAGCATTCGGGGTTTGAGATACGCGGACGCCCGGACGGACCACACGCGCCCCATGTTCGAGACGTATGCGAGCCCGTCCGGGGTCTCCACGAACACCTCGCCGATCACTCGGTCATCCAGACGAGGTGGTAGACACCGTCCTCCTCAACCATGGCCTGGTTATCGGCGAGGGCGACGTTGTCCGGGTGCTTGTACGCCGGGACGATCCAGCGTACACCCGGGCAGATCATCCACCATCCCCCCGGGCCGACGCGTCCGACGAACCCCACGTCCTCGATCCTCATGTCGAACAGGCTGAGGATCTCCGGGATCTTCTCAGTCTCGCCGGCTGGGACGTAGACGGCGATCGTGGTCTCGTCCATCAGAACCCCCACTCGAGGTCCAGCTCGTCCGGCACGACCACGACGATCATCTTGCGGATGTAGCCGCTGACGCCCATCCGGTGATGGTAGTCGGCGAACGAGACATCGACCCGAGCCACGCGGGCCGTGTCGATGTTGCCCACGGTGTCGGCCGTGAGCTTGATCTGCTGACACTCCCTGGGGTCCTCGCCGGGAGGGCACGGGACCATTCGGATGTCGGGATCGGCGAGACCGCCGAAGGAGCACTTGAGGTTGAGGTAGTGCTCCGGGACGTACTCGACGTCGTCCTTCGGTTTCGTGGTCTTGACCCGGAATCCGGCGTCGAGGAGCATGGCGGCGGTCTCCTCGTCGAGGACGATGTTGCAGTTGGGCTTCTCCCCCGTGGGGTTGAACTGCGTGGGAGCACCCGTGAAGTTCGTTCCGAAGATGAACTTGGTGTTCTTAACGGTGTACACAGTCGCCATCAGCGGTTCCTTTCGATCGTGGCGTTGAGGATGATGTAGACGATGATGCCGGAAACACCGAGGCCGATGCAGGCCCCGATGAATCCGTGAATGAGCCAGCCGAGACTCATGCAGAACGTGGTGGCTCCGAACCCGAGAAGAGCGGCTGAGACCATGACCATGAGGACGCACCCGGTCACCGATCTCTTCGTGGGCCTCGCGGTGCCCTCCTGTAGGAGAATGGCGCCGATAGTCATGAGCACGAGCTCTCCCAGGAGAGCGAGAGGATGGAGCATTTGAGGTTTCCTTTCGTTCGATCGTATGAGATACCCGCCCCGAAAGGCCCATGCACCGGGTGATGCATGGGGGTTGAGAGTCACTTGTGGTTGGGGGTGATGATGATCACATTCCCTCGGACCGCTTCCCTCACGGCCTTCCCTCGCTTGCCCATGAGGACAACGCTGAAGAAGATGCCGATGAAGAAGATCGCAGTCTTAACGAGAGACATAACGAGATCAATCATGATGGGTTCCTTTCAAGGGTGGGTATCTCACTATCCCCCTTGTTAAAATTGTGACTCTACCGCTGGCGCATCTCCCGAACGAAGACCCAGATCAGCCAGAAACCTCCCGTGAACATCGTCAGGAGGGCGTCCCCGATGAAGTTCCAGAATCCGTATCGGCGCATGTCTCTTCCTTTCTACCGCCGTTGATGAACTCCTCGGCGTCCCCGTACTTGGAGATCGCCGCGTACGCGTCATCCAGGAGCTTCTCCGCGTACCTTCTGTCGACGAAGGACATGGGGTCCCTGTCGCTCTCCTGAGCGTACCGCTCGATCACGGCACGCTCCTCCCAAAGATATCCCTTCGCCCCGGAGGCCGAGACGAACTTCGCATCCCGCTTCACCACGAGAGCGCCGCCTCCGCCCTCCTCGTTCACCGGGATGAACTCACCGACCCGTCCCACGAAGCGCCTGTCGGGCGCCTCCTGGGTTCCGTGGTCGATGTAGAACGTGCCCTTGATCACCTGTTTCTTCTCAACGAAGTCCTCGAGGCGGTCGGGCCGCCCCTCGCACAGGTGGTTGTAGACGTAGGGCTGCTGGAACTGGGCGCCCGTGGCGTGCCAGCCCGTCTTGTCGTGGGCGAGGTACACGGCCCGATTCACGAGGCACATACGATCGTACGTGGTCTCGTGCTCGAACGTGTAGCCCCACTTGCGTCCGTACTCGTTGACGAACTCGATGATCTCCGGAGTCGCCTCCGCGATCTTGATGGAGTCCGTCTTGATGTGGACGACGATCCCTCCTCGCTCCTCGACGGCGTGCTTGAGGTCGATCATGAACAGGGCACCCCGCTTCGCCACGATGTTGTCGGGGTTGTTGGCCGGATTCATGCCGTTGCAGCGCGTCGGGAACCTGGCGGAGGTGAGTCCGTACACGCTGTTGATCGCAATCTTCAGCGAATATGCGAGCGCCTTCAAATCACCCTCGAGGAAGGGCTTGAGAGCCCCGTCAAGGGCCTTTCCGGCGGCCTCCATGTCCCCGTGCTTGATAGCGATCCTGGCGTCCACAATCGCCTTGAAACGCGCCGTATAGGTGTCTCCGAACGCGTTCAGGGCGATGAGCGAGTGCGGGTGCATCGACGCGATGTCGAGCAGCGCCACATTCCTGTAGATGCCCGGTTTCGCGTGAACGTATCCGCCCTCGCCCGGATCCTCTCCCCGATACGATGACTTCCCGAAGGAGAACTCGTACCCCGGGAAGTCCTTCGAGAGGTCCCGGTGGTGGAACGCCGGACGACGATCGTTCCCGAATATGATCTGCTGGGTGCACTGGTTCGTCGTGTGGTTGACCGTGAGGCCGGCCACCTTCGCCAGCACCTGTCGCGCCTCCCAGTCCGCCTCGAGATGGTGGAACACCTCTCGAGTGGCCCGCACGTCGTTGGCGCAGTACTCGATCACGTGCGGGAGAATATCATCGGGCACGGGCTCGTCCCAGGGGTGGTCCATCTCCTTGTGCGGAAGCCCGAGCTCGATCTCCCACGCCTTGAGGGACTGCTTCTTCGTCGAGAAGTCGTACACGTCCGTGTACGACAGGTTGTACGCCTCGATGAAGGTCGCGTTCCTGTCGTTGTGCACGAGTCTCTGCGACAGCCGATAGCACGACGCAACCGACTCGCCCAGGTATCGGGCGTAGATCACGTGGTTGTCGTACTTTCGGTTGTTGAAGCCGACGAGCTTCTTCTGAAGGAGGCGCTCGATCTCCTCCTTTGAGGGGTTGACCATGGGGACGACCTCTGCGCCGTCGCGGTCGACCATCCAGCAGACGAGGAGAAGGTTGGGATAGACCTCGATGTCGAAGAACACGATGTCGTCCGAACTCGTGTTCTCGATGGGCTTCGAGGCGTACTCCCCCTTCTCCACGTCCTTGCTGCGCATCTTGAGCCGCGTGAGGATCTTGAGGCACTCCTCCTTCTGGTTCGTCGACTTCATGGCGAACCACATGATCTTCCCCCGCATGTCGGAGACGTCATACGAGAGATCGCTGTTGTAGGCATCGTCCAGGATCTTCTCGATGAAGTCCATGGACGGCTTGGTCGCCGGGTGGATCTCCTTCCTGAGGTTCCGGATGATCAGCTCGCGCAGCGCCCGTTCGCTCTTGACCTGCGCCTGGTCGAGCACCTGCTTCTTCTCCTTCCTCGGCAGCGCCCCCGAGGAGAGAGTCGCCATCGGCATGCTGTTGCACCCGTTGAGCATCCTCCGAAGGCTCGCCCTTCCTCGGAAGGTCTTGACCTCGATCCCCTCGGAATAGTCCGGCGAGAGCTCCGAAATATCTCCGGAGTAGGTGTAATGGAGATGGATCCCGGCGCCGCTCTTGCTGAACTCGGCGTACGTGGGCGGGAATCGGCTCGCGGCCTCCAGGTTCAGGGCGCGATCCTTCTCCCCGTTCTCGCCCCGAATATCGAGGTCGACCACCACGTGGTCCAACGGCGGTCGAACGAAGTGAAGGCGATGCGGATCGAGCTCCTTCAAAGTCGTTCCGACGTCGTCCCATTTCGTGGTGGGATTCCCGTCCTCGCCCGCGTACTGGGCCGGGCGATCGGCGAGAATATCATCCAGCGCGCCCTTCTCCTCGTCGAGGGAGAGCCAGTACTTCTCCCTCGCGAGCTCGGGCGTCTTCTCCCGACCGTTGAACTTGTCGTCTCGGAATCCGACGTAGTAGTTGCGAATGCGCTCGTCCCCGTCCCGGTAGCGCTCGTGGAACTCCCTGAAGTAGTTCTTGAGCTCCTCCCGGAAGCGGTACTTGGGCATCCGGTACTCGACCAGCGCCTCGTCGCAGTACTTCTTGTAGAGGTCGTACGCCCTCTGCAAGGAGACACCGTCCTGAATATCGAACTGGACATCCTCCACGAAGTTGTAGAAGACGTCCGTCTTCAGGATCATCTCCGTCGGTCGATAGGGATCGTAGTAGTGAGCGCCCATCGACCGGAACACCTCCCGGCAGTGATGCGCGATCGCTCCGAGCTCCTCCGGAATCCTCTTCTGGATCGCCATGTACTCATCGGCCGGGAGTCGCCGTCCGCTGGGAGTCACGTCGATGAGCCGACGGATGATCCCGCTCTTCGCGTCCGTGATCTTCACCGGTCGGTTGGTCGCCATCCAGAGGAACGCGTTCGCTCTCGCGGAGTAGGACGCCTTGTACTTCTCATTCATGATCATCTCCTCGTGAGAGATGATGCTGTTGAGCTTGGTGTTGTCCTCGATCCTGGAGAGATCCCCGTCGTGCTGAATGGCGACGAGGGGATTGGTGCGGAACACCTCGGTGGCGAACGCGTTCTGCGAGGACCCAAGGGCCTTCGCGTCGAAGGTCGTGCAGTACCCCGTGAAGAGCTGCTGCACGATGTTGAGCACCGTCGACTTGCCCGCTCCGGCGGAGCCGTACAGTACGATGAACTTCTGAATATCCTTCGACGCGCCCTCCACGATCGAGCCGATGCACCACTCGATCTTGGTGCGCTCGTCGGGATCGTAGAGCGTGGTCATGAGCTCGTCGTAGGCGGAGATGTCCCCCACCTCCAGGGCGTACGGAAGCCGTCGACTGGCGTACGTCGCCCTGGAGGTGGGGGTGTTGGCGAAGACGAGGGAGGAATCGAGGTCGATCGAGCAGTCCCCGACGTTCTTCAGGAACGACTGGAACTTCATCCAGTGGCCACTGGAGAAGTCGCTCAGGAGCTCTCCGACGATCGGCGTATCGTCATCGGTCTCCTTTCGGAGCTCCTCGACCGTCTTCAGAATATCCGCGTCCACGAAACGAGCGACGTCGTACTCGTCCCGCGACCACAGGCCCTTCTCCTCGTCCCATACCGCGTAGAAGGACTTACCCCGGACCATCAGGTCGTTCGAGCGACCCACCCGATAATCGGGGTATACGGCGATCGTGCCGTTCTTCCGCTTGCGCGTGCGCAGCGAATAGAAGTCCATACGCGGCCCTCCTCTCCGTTCAGTCGTCCAACCACGCCATCGCCTGATCCCACAGCGGGATCCGCCGCATGTCCGTGATCAGGACGTCGTCGATGTAGTGCTCCCGGGTGATCCTGAAATATCCTCCGCTTCCGTCGGCGCCGTACTGCATGGCGGAGATGTCGTGCAGGCGCTTCTTGACCTCTCTCACCGCGAGGGGGTTTCCGAAGGCCTCCTCGTCGTACTTCTTCAGTCCCGCGTTCCGAAGCATGCTCCAGAAGTACCAGAGCGGATCGGAGCCGTCGTCCGCCTCGTACAGGCGGAAGGAGAAGACGTACAGAACCTCGAGGACCGACGGGGGTTCGAAGATCTGCACGCCCTTCTCCTCCCGAAAATACAGGACGTCGTCGGATCGGTTCCGGTCCCCGAGATTCCGGGAACGGAACGGCTCACTGGCGAGGATCTCCAGGAGGGTGATGTGGTCGCCCCGGGGATCGACCGTGTCCAGGATCTCCTCGTAGTACTCGACCTCGTCATCAGTCATACCACGCCTCCCCGTACTCATCGGGGACGATCATGACGCGAACGGGAGTGTCCTGCCCGTTCTCCCCGATCTCGGCGTAGCGCGCCTCGGCGTCGCCCTGGAACCACTGCGCGAGGAATGCGCGGAGAGCGGGCTTCTCCGCCGAAATATCCTCTCCGTCCTCGTCGTAGAGGACATCGTGGGCGGCGTCGTACTTGACGTCCCACATGCCCTCGTCGACGGGATCGTTGGACGAGTTGATGAACTCGTAGTCCTCGATCGAGAGACCGTCGACATCGGTCAGGGTCTCGACCTCGGACGGAGGCTCGTCGGAGGGGGCGTACTCTTCGACCAGATCGTTGTACTTCTCGGGAACCTCCTTCTTCGGAGGATCGACCATGCCCTCGGTCACGAGCTCTTTCACCTTCGGCGACTCCTCGAGGAGCGTGAGCCGGGCCTCGAGAGCGGCGATCCGGTCGTCGTGATGCCACGTGAGCTTCTCGTTCTCCTCGAGTCGCTTGGGAATATCCCGCATGACAGCCACTGCGGCTCCGACGCCCGCGGCGACTCCGATGAGTCCCGTGACGATGAGCTTCCACGGCATCTCACTTCACCTCCGCGGTGATCAGGTTCGAGTCGGCGTTGAAGGCGAGCTCCCACCACACTCGAGGGTCAGCATCCTCAAGCGGCTCGAACCTCCGCTCGATCCCGAAGTCGACGACGTCGTCCTTCAGCCACCCCATGACGGCCCCGAGGCGGGTCCGAGGCATGCCCAGCATGTCGTAGACCTCATTGAGGAACAGATGACCGTACCGCTCGAGCCGGTCATTCGCGTAGTGCTCCATGCTCTCGAGGAACAACTCATTGGTGGTCTGCGAGTCCGTCCAGTTGGGGTTGGACGGCATGAAAGCCCAGTTGTGCACGTCCGCGTCCGGCAGCACGTGGCGAACGGCCTCCCGCATGTTGTGCTTGACCTCGGGGTGGGTGTGGGGACGGTTGCCGTCCGGGTCGGTGATCTGCTGGTACTTCTCCAGCGCGCCGACCTTCGAGGACGCGATGGCGAGGGCGCTGGAGAGCCCGGAGATCCTCTGGAGCATCATGCCATGCCCCGCGGAGATCATGGCCACGCCCGCCGCCGTGAGGACGATCGTGGGCGCGTACCTGCGCGCGGTGTTGATGATGAGCCGCCACTTGGCGGCGTCCCGCTTCTTCTCGTCGCCCTCGACCTCCGCGAGAGCGAGGTCGGTGATGACGGGCTCACTCACCTCCTCGTGGTAGCGGAGGGACTCCTTGACGGCGGTCGCGGTCGCGCCGATCATGGCGCAGACGCCGCCCGCGGTGAGGATGGTGGGAGCGTTCCGGACGAGGAACAGCGTCGTGACGCCGATCCCCTTCGCAATGGTGACCGGGAGTGACATGTTGTGTCCTTTCGTGAGAATATGACGTGTTGGACGGGGCGCCCACGATCTCTCGCAGGCGCCCCGTCAATCGGTTATCGTAGGAACTCGGGCTGCGGCAGGTCGATGACGAACCCCCCGCGTGAGCGTCGCACGCCGGCGAAGCTGAGATCGCGCCAACCCCATCGCTGATCGACGGGCTTGACACTGACACCGCTCTTGTCGTACAGGTCGCCGAGGGTGACGGTCCCGTACTCGGAGATGGCGTCGATCAAATATCGCAGGACGGCCCCAGCGTCCTCCCTCGAGGAGTACTCGAGATCCTTGTACGAGGGGCGGTCGGTCGAGGACGGCTGCTGTTCCTGCGCGGCTCGGGAGGGCGTGGAGAAGGACGTGTAGTTCGTCCGCTCCGTCCATCCCCCGCCACGGCGGATGGGGACGACTCGTCCCCCGACCGGAGGCCTGTTCCCTCCTCGGTCCCCGTAGATCGCCCGATCCACGGCGCTCGTGGCCGTGGTGGCGATGAGGTCCTTGATCTCCGGAAGGAGGACGTCGAACAGGACATACGACCCCAGCTCGACCAGAGAAGAGGCGAAGACGCCCCTGAGGATCCGCTTCCCCGGAGAGGTGACGACGCGCGCCCTGGCAATGGGAGCGCCGTCCTTCTTCGGAGCGACGGACTCAACCGCCCTTTCGATCTCTCCGTCCCCAGGGCGGATGGGGACGTCTCCGCTCACTTCTTCGCCTCGAGCAGGTTGGCGACCTGCTCACGGGCCTCACGGGGGATGATGCCCGTGACGAACGCGACCGCGTTCTTCCGGTCCGAGACCAGGTGCTCGAGCAGGGCGTCGAAGATCGGCGAGGTCTTGAACGCCGCCTTGCGTGCCGGGTTCTTGACGACGCGGTTGCCGGCCCTCTCGCAGTAGGACGCGAGGGCGAGCTCGGTAATGGCCTTCACGACCTGGAGGTCGGTCACGGTGCTCTCGTCGAGCGACATGAGCAGGTGGAGGAAGGAGTCGTCATCCGTCATGGCGAGCATGACCTCGGCCTTGGTGAAGTTGAAGAGGAGCTCCTCCTCGACCATCCGGTCGTCGTTGAACGGGTCCTCGTACTTCAGCTTGACACGATACATGCGCGTGTTCCTTTCGAAAGGCCCATGCACCGGGTGATGCATGGGGTTGAAATGGTCAGTGGTTCAGTGCGGCCTTCGTGGCCGCGATGGATTCCTCCACCTCTCCTGCGAAGGAGAGGAGCTCACGCTCGGTGGGCTTGCTCACGGCGATGCCGGCGCAGGCGCCGCCGGTGAGGAACACTGCGGTCATCAGCATTCCCGCCGGCGGGCAGGCGGCGGTCAAGGCCGCGGACACGGCGATGCCGGTTGCGGTCGATCCGACCTTGCAGAGGAGGCGGGGGATCCAAACGTGGTTCGGGCGCATGGTGAATATCACCTTCCTTTCACCATACAGCGAGTGAAAACCCCGACACCGTGCGATTGACGGTGTCGGGGGTCGATCACTCCTCCTCGTCCTCCTCGTAGGCGTCGTCCTCCTCGTCCGGGTCGCCGCCCAGCGCACCGATCAGCGCAAGGGTGCCGATAGTGCCGCCCACGTAGAGGGCGAACTTAGCGGCACCCTTCGCGGTGGCGACGGTGCGGGGGTGGGACCGGATCCAGGAGTCGACGCGCTCGCCGAGAGTGGGCGAGGCGGCAGCAACGACCTCCTGACCGGTGGTCGGGGTGTCGGGGTTCTGGTTGTCGGACATTGGAGTATCCTTTCGGGTAGGGTGTCCTTCACTATGGGTTGCGTGAAAAATGTCAGCCGATCTTCCACCACTGAGGACGCGGTGGAGTGATGAAATCGAGGGAGACGCAGGGCCTGCCGTCCTTCGCGATGGCGGCGACGGTCTGCACCTCGACGAGCGGCCCGCCGATCGCCCAGCCGAGCTCGTCCCCGGAGGAGACGGCCTCGAGCCCAACGCGCTCGTAGAACTCGTTGAGGGAGATCGCATCGCCGTGGATCAGGGCGTGGTTGACCGAGTTGACCGCCTGGTCGACTCGGTTCTTGTCGGCGGTGAAGTAACGACCGGTGAAGGCGTCCTGCCACAGGATATCCCCGTTCCCGACGAACAGGGTGCCGGGAGGCTGCTCTCCGGCCGCGATGGAGTCCTTCGCGGCGAGGGAGCGCACCTCGTTCCGGGCCTCCTCGGGGAGCGCCTCGACCGACCTCTGAAGCCTCTCGTGAGAGGACTTCATGAGGCCGAGGGCGGACACGAGCGACGCCTGGCGGACCAGGGAGACCTTCGTCCCCCCGATGACGCAGGCGATCGTGAGGATGCCGGTGATGGTGGCCGGCGCGTAGCACTTCCACCTGGCCCTCAGCATGTTGTAGAGGGTCTCGCCGCGGCTCTCGCCGATCTCGTAACGCACCTCCTGGGCGGCGAGGTGCCCCTGCGCTGCCTGAACGGCGGTGACGCCGACGCCGATGACCGCCAGTCCTGCGAGGATCTGCGGGGCGTGACGGCCGATGATCTGAACGGCCGGTCGGATGAACATATGTCAGTACCTCCTGAGCATCATCTGTCCGCAGGGCACGGGCTCGTCGGCGCGCCCCGCCCGCTTGACGCAGTCCTCGATGTTGGCCATGGCGGTCGCCAGGAAGATCTCCTGCGGGATGGTGATGTCGATGCAGGGGTAACCGCCCATCTCGGAGCGGATCACGACCCCCCACATGGCATCGGGACCGTAGTACTTCTCGATGCGGATCTGGAACTGGTTGCGATCCTTGATCGCCCCGTAGTCGAAGATGAGCCTGATTCCGGTGATGTCGTAGACTCCGTCAGTGTTCATGATCAGCGGTCCTTCCTGATCGCGGTCGCACGGACCATGTTCTTGTAGTCGAACTCGGGGAGAAGGACGAGGACGTTCTTCGAGGTGAGGGTCTTCTCGAACTCGTCCCGAGAGGGCTTGTCCGGGAACTGGATGATGAGCTCGTGAACGGTGGACATTGGCGTTCTCCTGTCGAAAGGCCCATGCACCGGGTGATGCATGGGGAGACGTGTATCTCACTATGGGGAGTGTGAAAATATCACGGAATCCGTACCCCTTGCGGAGTACGGAGCGGAGGCTACGGCCTCTTGTCGGAAACAAGCCAGATCACGACGGCCAGGAATGCCAGGATCTCGAGCATGGTTTCTCCTTTCTAAGAGGGGGTATCTCACTATGCGCCGAGAAAAATATGGTCCGAGTGCCCATCCCCCCTGCGACGTTGTTCGTCGAACAGGGGGGATGGGTCGAAGCGTCAGATCCTGATCTTGCTGATCAGACTGAAGGCCTTGCTAGTGAGAACCGCCCACTTCTCCGCGCGAATCACGAGGAGGATCCCGGCGAGGGAACCTCCCGCACTGATAACGACGTTCGGGTCGATCCGCTCAGAGAGGCGCTTGATGCGCGCCTCCTTCTTGAGCCTTTCGACCTCGGAGAGGTTCTTCAGCAGGGAGGTGTACCGCTCAGACGCGGGATCGCCGTCCTCGAACATGTTCACGCGGATCTCGCGGGCGAGGTCCTCGTAGTCGGGGGCGTCAGTCATGATTTCTCCTTTCGTAGACTGACTCTTCACTATACAGCTCGTGAATATCCCCTAGACGTGGGACTTGACCACCCTGAGGGAGATCGTGGAGGGGAGCTTCTCAGGCTCCTCCTTCAGGGCAGCGCTGACCTCGGCCGGCGCGTCGACACTGGGGTCGGACACGACGTTGAGCACTCCGTCGGTCGGCGGCGTGTACTTGGCGCTGGAGACGCCCAGGAGCGCGCCCAGGAATGTGGCGAACGCCGTGATGGTGGCAGCGATCGCCTGCGCGTTCGGGATGTTCCAGAGGGGCGCGAGGGCGAGGAAGAAGGTCACGCACGCGGGGAGCGCCACGAGCGTGATCCACTTGAGGGTGTCGTATGTCTTGTTCTTCATCCGATATCCTTCTTGTCGTCCGGATAGATGGGCAGGTTCTGGATCTCGTGAATGACGCGATCGGCGAGGCCGTTGCCGCCCATGTTCTGGTACGGCTTCGCGAGGTACTCCATGAAGTCCTCGTACTCGTCTAAAGTCAAATATCCGCGCCGTATGTGCCCTTTTCCGGCGTGGATGACCCGATCGTGTGCGAGGCCGCGTATCATCTCCCGCGTGGCGCTCCGGTCGCTCGTCCTCCTCGACACCCAGGCCCAGAAACCCGAGGAGGCGAGCACCGAACCCACCACGGTGAGTATCAGCTCGATGTGATGTGGGAGCAATAGAATATCACCCCTTGACGGCCGCAATCGGATAGCACGCGGCCGATGACGTGACGCTGACCGCGGATATCGAACCGTTGGTTCCGACCACCGACGCGTAGTTCCTGTTGTACACGTAATTCAACCAGTGGTTCAACAGCGTGTTCCTCCAGTCCGGCTTCAGGATGAAGAGCGGGAGGATCATGGTGTCGTTGAAGTAGTTGATCGTGTAGTTGTCACGGATGATCGCCCCCACCCCGGATGTTGAGATCATGGGGGGCTGCATCAAGCTGACGAGAACGTTCGCGGCGGAGACATTGTCCGGAATGCCGGCACCGGTATCGAACGACGTCGCGTAGTTGTGCGAACGATACATGAGCTTGTCGGATCCGAACACGTCTTTAAACCTGTTGAGCCCGACGGCTTCGATGGTGTTCGAAATGATGTAGGTGTTTCGAACGTCGTTCATCGGACCGGTGTTGAATTGAACACTGTTGAACAGGTTCTGAGCGAGAACCACGATATGATTATCCGTCACACCGCTCTGTCCGAGCCAGTAATTGAATCCCGCGATCACATACCGGACATTGTTCCGAAGCCAGTAATCCCCGATCCAAAGATCCGTGAAGGAACCGTCCTTGATGGCGCGTTGCTGCGCAGTGGTCATCGTCTCGCCGAGAAGTCTTCCGCGGAACAGGATGTTGTGGAGAGACGGCTCGGTCCCGAACGACGCATAACTCAATCCCGCGAACGGAACGCTCTTGACATCGAACGCCCTGTTGATGAACGTCACGGCGGAGGCGCTATCCGGTGTTTCCTGGGTGATGTTCACGGGATCCCATTTCCTCAAGAGTGTCGCCACTGATTTCTTGAGGGCCGCGAGCTCCACATTCGCGTCAGGAGGATTGAGAGCGGCCTCCTTGACGCCGGAGAACCACGTCTCCCATTCCTTCCGTATGTCGGCGAACACCTTGGCAGTGTCGATTCGAGTATCCGGGGCGACGACCCACGGGCACGCCGAGCCGCCCCGATTGTCGCGGATGACCGTCGCGTCGATCGAAGAGGCGTTCGCCTTCACCGTGATCATGGCGATCGGGTACTGATGAAGCGTGTCCGTGTTCTCCCCTTCAGGAGTAACCGGGGCGGATGACGGCACTCCGGTGAGGATCCTCAAACGTGCGTAACGCGCCTCCACGGCCTCGTTGACTTCGATGCAGACGGTGTCGATTCGCGAATACGTGTTGTGCGCGGCGGTCAATCCGAGAACGAATGTTTCGTCGCTCTCGTACCACCTGTGATTGAACCAGCACCTTCCAGACCCGACTTTGACCGACAGACCGGGCCCCGGCGAGACGGCGAACGCCTCCTTGTAGTTGGCGAACACGCCGTCTCGAATGATGCCGTCGAATATCTTTCCGATGTCGTCGGCATTATATCGCCGGTCTCCGTTTACGCTGTTGAAGAAACCGCTCTTCTGTCCCATAGATCCTCACATTCTCAATCCTGGAGTGCCTTTGACGCCGCTCTGATCGAACGTCCACGTGTATTCGGCCACCAGGGCCTCCATGGGCGGAACATCCAGGAACCTGGCGGCGCGAATATCGCTTTTATCGGCGTACGGCACCCAGGTGAACAGAGTCCCGAGTTCGTAATCCCGCCCGTACTTCAAACGATCGCTGATAGTCGCAGGCGTTGTCGCTACGGTTTTGATCTTGGACTGCGATTGAATGATTCGTTTCGCCTGGCCCTCGTCGTTCGGTGTTCCGATTTGGGACCAGACATCGGTGGCTTTACTAAGAGTGGCCATCGCCTCCTGGTAGCCCATACCGTCGATCGTGTACTTTATCACCTTCTCCACGCGATTCCAATGATGAACATTGCTCTCGTTGTACGTCGGAGAACGGTACGTCCTGGTTCCTACGATCCGGTAATCGTTGTACACTGGGCTTCCAGGAGTCTTCATTTCCTCGATCTTCGGGACGATCACGAAGGCGGCGTTGGCGTACTCCGAGGTGGAGATTCCGAACTCCAGGGACTCGATAGCGTCTGTGAAGTCCGGAAGAGTCGGAGGCGCGATCACGGGTATGAGACTGAGCGTCCAGTGATTCCTCTGATCCCCATCGGTGACGAGCTTGAATCCGTGCCTCTGACGAAACGGGTTCTTTCGCGAGCACGACGCCTTCATGGCGTCGAGGACTGTGTCACCGACTTGAAAATCGAGAGTGTCGGCCCGCAGCCACTCGTCGGATATGGCCGGGTCCTTGACGAGTGACAGGTACTGCAAAAGGCTCGAGTCGTTCAGCTCGTACTTGATGAGATCGAACAGAGTCTTCTTGTAACCTGCCTTCGGCTGCCATATCCATCCCATGGGACCGATCGTGACCCTTCGGAAGGACAGGAGATCCTCCACCCCCCGATAGTTCAGGATAACCCTTGGCTCGTCCTTCTTCATCACGACGCGAGAGGATTCGAGATTCATCACTCGATCGCTCTCGGAGAAATGGAGATAGTGCCCATTCGGGTAATTCCTCGCATGGAGAGCCAGCGGCCAGTACGAGATGGGAAGCTCCAGATGCGCTTCTCCGACGTCATCGAACCTCTCGGTCCATGACGCCGAATAGTAATCGTCCAGGATCAGAGTATCGCTCTCATGCGATCCGGCGATGGTCCAACGGGTCCCGAGTTCGATCATGAACATCGTTAAATCCCCCGATACTTGTTGTTGTAGGCCAGGGTGACCTCGGCGTTCGAACCGGACTGGAGAAGGATGCGATAGCGATTCTCCCCCGGGTACATGATGGGCCAAGAGCCCTGATCCCAGGCGGTCCATGCGATATCGGTCTTCGTTCCCCGATACTCGTAATATGCATACCGGGAACCCGCGACCGAGGAGATTACGAGTTTCCCCCCTGCTTTATACAGCCCGGTGGGATTGCCCACCTGAATATAAGAGCCTCTGGGGCCTTCGAACCTGACGTATTTCCCGGGATCGCCCTTCAAACGTACGGTAGTGACCATACCCACGGGAACATCGCCTCGGTATTCCACCACCCCGTAAGACGCATCGAGTATCGTTCCGAACTCGATCTCGTCGGCGTACGTCGGGTTCTCGAAGGGGAACTCGAACGATTTGGTCTGATTGGAGAGCACTGCGACTTCGCTCATCACGGAGTTGGCGTCCGTGTAGAACGGATCCGGACATAGAATACTGACGACGTACGTGGAGTTGGCGCTGAAAATATCCGGTTCGAAGGACTCGACGTAACCGAGAAGGTAATACTCTCCGTAATTCGTGTCGAAGACCAGAGACAATTCCTCCTCCACATCGAATGTCCGGTATAGACCTCTTCGAATCTTCTCCACGTCGTCCCCCTGCGGAGCCAGCGTGAATACAACGTTTCGGGTTCCCACTCGCGATCCGTTGTAATACCCGCCCGATTGGGCCCCGTAATTCGTGATGTAGATATCACTCTTCACGGGGCCCAATCCGTCGATCTTCAGGATCACAACGTCTGAGCTCCACGAGTCTCGAAGAGGGATTCGAAGAGTCGCTCCGTTCTTCGATCGGATCGTGACTGCATTCAGCATGTTTCTCCTTCATTCGACTCCGAGCCGGCTGACCAGGTTCTTCGTCTGTCTGTAGATCTGCGCCTCGGAAAGCTCCTCCGGGGAGTAGTTGTTCTGGGTGAAGTTCACCACTCTGCTGGCGGGTCGCTCCTCCGGAGAGGCTTCAGCGTTCGCTCCATTGGAGGGAAGCGCCGCGGACATCCTGGCGCCGACGTCGACCATATCTCCGCTCATGGCCTCGAGACCCTTTCGAGCCTCCGTGAGGTCCACAACGGGGACGATCGTGGGTCGGAATGACGAGAACTCAGCGTCGAACCCGTCTTCGAGGGCGCGGTTGAAGCCGTCCTTCGCGTTCTTGGCGGCCATCACCGTCTCGTCGACGAAGGCGTCGCCGTTGTCCTCGATGCCCTTCGCGGCGCCGAGCATGACGTTCTTGCCGACCTCCGCCATGAGCTTCGAGGGCGATGCGATACCGAAGAACGACTTGACGCTCTCCCACGCGCCCTTGCAGAAGCTCACGATCTTGTCCTTGATCTTGTGCCCCGCGCTCCCGATGCCCTTGACGATACCGCCGATGATGTCGCCTCCGATTTTGAGGAGATCCTTCGCGGAGTTGACGACGAATCTGGCGATGGCGCGGATCAGCTTGCCGATGGCCGCGCGAAGGCGGCCCTCGTACGTGTCGATCGCGTTGGCCAGCCCCTCGATGAACGAGATGATCAGGTTGAACGCCGCGGCGATGACGTCGCCGATTCGACTGGCGATTCCGTTGATGAACGCGAGAATCAGATTCACGGCGGCGTTCACGAAATCCGGAGCCCTCTGACCCAGGGCCACCAGCAGGGCGATGATGATGTCGACGCCCGCGGCGACGATCTTCGGGATGTACTCCACCAACACCTGGATCGCTCCGTCGAGAAGCGCGCCGAGGGCGGCCACTATGGACGGCATGCTGGCGACGAGCGCCTCGCACAGGGCGATGATCAATGCGGCGATCGACTGAGCGATCGTCTCTCTGTTGTCGATGATCGACTTGAGGATGACCATGATCCCGTCCATCACCGCTTTGGCGATGGTCGGAATCGTATTCGCCAGGAGTACGATGCCTCCTGCCAGCGCGGCGAACGCCGGCGCGCCGACCACGGCGATGGCCGCGAGAAGGGCGGTGATGGCGGTCAGCAGAGCGGCAACTCCGATGATCGCGAATCCGATGGCCTTGATGGCGGCCACCAGGACCAGGAATCCGGCGGCGCACTTCCCGGCGAGGAATCCCGCGGCGATGATGACACCGAGTCCCACCGCCAGACCGACAAGACCGAGGGCCAGAGCCTGCCAAGGCATAGACCCGAGAATCTTGAGGCTGCCGGCCAGCAGCACGAGTGACGCGGCCATGAGGGCCATCGTCTTCGCGCCCGCCACGTTCCCGTTCATCATCGTCGACGCGATGACTATCTCCGCCAGAACGGCGGCCATGGCGATGATTCCCTGAAGGACCACCTGCCATGGGAGCAGACCGAGGGCGACCACCGCGGTCGATGCTATTTGGAGGGACAGCGCCGCGGCGACGAGCCCCAGAGCCGCCTTCGGCTTGACGTTCCCGGCGAGGCGGGTGAGAAGGCCGAGCTCGGCGACCACCGCGCCCATGACGATGATCCCCTGAAGGGCCACCTGCCATGGGAGCAGGCCGAGTTGGACGAGCACAAGGGCCGCGACCTGCATGGCGATCGCCATGGCCAGGAGATTCAGGAACGAAGTGCTCTTCATGTCCCCCGCAAGAAGGGCGATGGCGATCATCTGAACCGAGATCAGCAACATGAGCGCCATGCCCTGAAGAGCCTCTCTCAGACTCAGGTTCCCCAGAATCTTGAGGGCCAGCCCCACGAGGGACAGCGAAATGGCGAAGGCGATCAGTGTCAGACCGGCTGTGGGATTGATCTTGATCCCGTTGAGCCCCTTCGCCGTCGCGATGAGGGCGCCGGTGACGACCACCAGTGCTCGAAGGGCCTTGAGCATCTCTTCCTCGTCGAGGGAGCCGAGAAGCTTCGCGGCCAACGCGACCAGCAGGATGCCGGCGGCGATGCTGATGAGGGACGTGGCCATAAGGGCCAGTGCCCCGCCGGCCTTGAGGTCCTTGGAGATGCCGGACATCGTCTTGATCAGTGCGACCACCGCACCGGTGACGACGCCGATGGCGACGCCGGCATTGGTCACCCCGTCGGAGTCGATCGTGGCGAGCAACCACATGGACGCAGCGAGGATGGCGATGGCGGCGGCGACCGTGAGAAGCGCCTTGGCGTTGATCTGATTGGCCGTCGCGTCGAGGGTCTTCCCGAGCGACTCGAGGAGCTCCTTGAAGGCCCCGGTCGGGGCCTTGACGCTCTTGAAGGCGTCGGCCAGCTTGTAGATCGCGGTGACGAGACCTCCGGCGAGGATCCAGTTGACGATCTTGGCGAACCCCAGGTCGCCCTCCTCGATGCGGAAGGCCTCCTTGATCGCCTTCCCGACGCCTCCGAAGACGGTCTTGAGGGCGTTGGCTAGCGGAGCAAGATCCTGCTTGATCTTGTTGAACTTCGTAGGGAGCTCGGTCGTGAGCCAGTCGGCGAAAGCCTCCCATTTTGACTTCGCCTGGGCGGCCGCGGCCGATGCGCTCTCCTGCGCACTCGTTGCAGCGGCCTGCACCTGGGAGGTGTCGACGTTCGGAGCGCTGACGGACGACACCGCGTCCTTCGCGGCGCCCACGGCGGATCCGACGGAGGAGAACTTCTGCGCGAGCTTGTCGGCCCACGCGACGACCTTCGCGTCGAAGGCCTTGCCCATCTCTCCGGCGAACTCCTTGACCTTCTCGTACGCCCGATGCATCGCATCTGCGATCTTGTAGACCGCAGTGGCGAAGCCCGGGGCGACGGCCATGACTCGCCCGGAGAACACCTCGCCGAAGATGGTTGCGACGGTCTTGGACTTCTCCGAGAGACTTGTAAGACCGCTCTCGATCTTGCCCTTGACGGACTCCCCGAAGGCGTTGAGAGCGCCCTTCGCGGAGTCAACCGCCGGCGAGAACTTGGCGCCGATCATGCTGGCGAAGGAGGAACCCTTCTCGCGCAGCTTGTCCCATCCCGCCGAGACCTTCTCCCCGGCGGCGTCCTTGAGGCGACCGAAGGCGTCCTTCGCGCCGTCGATGGCTCCGGTGAACTTCGGCCCGAGCCAGTCGCGGAACGCCGCCAACTTGGCGTTCACCCAGTCGATCATCTTCCCGATCGGGTTGAGACTGGAGATCCACTTGTCGAGGGCGATAGGGCCCTTGGCGATGGCGGAGGCGACTCCGAGGAAACCGGTCGTGGCCCCCCCGGTGAGAATGCCCACCAGACTGAGGACGCCGTTGGCGACCCAGGCGAAGAGCTTCCCGATCTGCTGGATCGGCCACAGCATGATGTGCAGGACCGACCAGACTCCGGCGAAGGCCGTGCGCAGACGACCCGCGTTCTCCTCGCTGAGGACGAATATCGAGGTGAGCTTCTCCAGTCCCTTCGCGAAGGTGGCGAGCATGTTGGCCGGTCCGCCGGTGAAGACATCGCCGAACGCCTGTCCCAGCGCCTTGATCGGTCTGACCACGGCGAGGATGATGTTGCGGATGGTGTTGATCACCGCGGCGCGGCCGCCGAGATCGACGAAGGCCTGCGCGACTCCGTTGATGGAGTCGAACATGCTGCCGATCGAGTTGGAGACCGCGTTACCGACCTCGGTCCACAGGGTCTTGGCCTGTTCGAAGTCTCCGATTATGATCCGCCAGAATGAGGCCCAGCCCGACCCGACGGCCTCCATCGAGGCGCCGACGACATCGGACCAGGTCTTGTACGAGGTGGCGGCGTCGAGGCCGGCCTTCGCGTACTGCTGGATCTGGGCGACCTGCTCCTCCGTGTAACCCATCTGGAGGAGCTGCTCGTCGGTGAGGTCGCCGGTCATCTGGTTGAGGGTGTCCAGCATGACCTCGGCGGTCAGCCAGCCGTCCTTGAGGGACTCTCGGAAGGACCCCTCCTTCTCGATGTACTCGTCGACGGCCTCGCCGTGCATGCGGGCCGTGCGCTTCAGGGCCTCCTGGAACTGCTCGCCGCCCATGCCGGCGTTCACGATGGAGTTCCAGTCCATCAGCTTCACGCTGCCGGCGGAGATCGCCTGCGACAGCTGGTACATCGCGGTCGCGGCCTGCTGGGACGTCGACCCGGAGGCCGCCGCGACGTTGGACAGGCCCTTGATGGCCGCCACCGAGTCGTTCAGCCCGACGCCCGCGGACGTGAACATGCCGATGTTATGCGTCATCTCGGAGAAGTTGTACTTCGTGAGATCCGCGTATCGGTTCAGCTCGTCCAGAGCTGCATTCACCGTCTGGATGTTCTCGCCCTTGCTCGCGGTGTTGGCGAGAATGGTCTGGACTGAGTTGAGCTGAAGCTCGTACTCCTTGAAGCCGTCGATGATCGGTTGGATCGTGAACGACTTCACCATGCTCACGCCGGCTTCGACGGCCTTGGACGCGAGATTGCCCAGAGCCACGCCCGCGGCGGTGGCGAAGATTCCGATCCGGTTGCCGGCGTCGGAGGCCCCGTTGGAGATCGAGGAGAAATCGATGGCCCGGATCGAATCGGCGATCCCCGAAAGCGGAGACGAGCTGATCTTCTCGGACATCGACTGCTTGAGGCCCTTGAGGCCGTCGAGGGTGCTCTTCACACCACTCATGAACTGACTGTTATCGAACTTCAGAGATACCACTCTGGACTCGACGCTAGCCATTCTTCACCGCCTTCCAGACCCCGTCCGCGATCTCGTTCATTATCGGCTCGATCGCCTTGGTGATGTACTGCCTGCCGGCGACGTATCCGCCGGTGCCGGTGCCGTGCCCGTACTCGAGGACGAGCGCGATGGGGACCCCGCTGACGATGTTCGTGTTCGTCCACGTTATCGTCCACCTGTTCCCCTTCTGACTGATCTCATACCCCCACGACCCGGCAGTCTTCCCGGTTCGTCGAGGGGTACTGGAGGCCAGAGCGCGGACGCCCTTCTCTCCGTAGCGCGACAACTGAGCGGAGACTGACATCTTGCCGATCTTCGCGAGCCACGATTCGGTTTTGGGGAAGCCGCCCTTGGCCTCCAGTACCATCTCTCCCATTTTGAGCCTCAGGGAGCCTTGGCCAGGCCCTGCGACCCGTGCCAGCTGGCGTTCAGGGCCTTCTGGACCTTCGTGGTGGTGTCGATGCCCTGGACGCCGTCCTCCTCGAGGAGGGAGTCGTCGCCCGGGATGTCGGACATGTTCCAGAAGTGCTGGAAGCACTTCCAGGTCTTAGCTCCGTCGACCCCGTCGACCTCGAGCTTGTAGTCGCCCGTGAGCTTGCGGATCTCGTAGGCGTCGAGGGCTCCGTTGAGGAACGTCTGGAAGCGCTTGCACGCCTCCGTCCACGTGGCCGAGGAGTCGAGCCCCATGACGCCGCGGAATCGAGCGCCGGTCTGGGCTCCCCACACGCCGTCCTCGTCGACCCACCAGGAGGGCTTGGCCGCGGGCGCCGAGGAGGAGCCGCTGCCGACCCAGGCGGGTCGGATGACGTACGCGATCCCGTAGGACCGCTGCCTCCGCCAGACGCCGTTGCCCGCGGACTGGGAGCCGTACGCACCGGAAGAGGTATTCCCCTCGATCGTCTGGAGAACGCCGTCGCCGAGATTCGCCTCGACGATTCCGACGTGGTCGGTCGCGACCGTACTGCTGTCCCAGTCGAAGATGACGACGTCGCCGGGCTCGGCTTCGCCAACGGACACGAAGTACGCATCCGGGTGGTTCCGGATGTGCGCGAGAGTGACGTCGGTATTGTAGGAGAAGCCTCCAATGGCGTCGATCTGCCCGGCCTCGTCGAAGCACATGCTCACGAAGAGCATGCACCACCAGATCGAGGTCGAAGGACCGGCGAGCCATTGCTGCCCGGTCTTAGCGGCCCAGTACCTGCCCGCCTCAGACCCGGGCTCTGGGTCGTCGGGGGCGTAGTAGCCGATTCGCTTGGCGGCGTGGTACAGGACGTCGGCGGGACCGCTCACGAGATCACCTCCGGCGTCTGAGGAACATCATCGGCCCTATCCTCGAAGGGATCGCCGACGCTCCTGGTGAGATCGGCCTCCTGCCGATCCTGTGGATCGCTCATATAACCTCCTATTTTGAGCGTGTCTACTGCTTCGGTGGAAGGGCTTCGAGTGCGACGCGCACTCGGAAGGTGAATCCCTTCCAGTCGACGCCGAGACTCCTCGCACCCTCGCCCAGTTGCCGGTTCGCGATCTGCGTGTACCACATCGGGCGCCCGTAGGACTTGAGCTTGGACACGGACGCGGCGTTGAGCGTGTTGGCCGAGGAGACGATGCTCCCGGCCGGCGGCGGAGTGTTGACGACGGTGTCGTTGTGGTAGTGGATGACCTGTTCGGCATCCGGGACGACGGCCGCATACCGAGTGCGCGCGTCGGCGTCGGTCGGACCGGTGTAGAACTTGACGTACTTCGACGCGTCATCGCCGAACACGGTCTTGACCATGGCGGCGATGTTGTTCTCGATGCGCACGTTCCACGACTGGCTGCCGTCCTGGGGGAACTTGACGCCGTTGAGCACGAGGCACCCGACGTTGAGCTCCTTGCAGAGCTTGAGGCCTTCTTCGAAGGTGGCGATCTTCCCGCCCTTCGTCTTGAGCCCCCTCAGAGCCTCGAGAGTCGTCTGGTTGATGCTGGGGCTGGTCCCCTCCGTCATCGGGAGCGTGTTGGCGAACGACAGCACGAGCACGTCGTCCGATGTGCTCCTGACCCAGAACACGAAGCCGTCCGCACCGTCGGAAACGGCCTTCCGGAACCTGGTCTCCGATGCGACGACTTCGTCCTCGTCCCAGTAGTGCGCGTTGAACGCCGCGAGATGCGGCTCATCGCGGAACGGGTTCGGAGCGGGCGGCGCAGGAGGCTCGGCGTGATCCGTCCGCGGCCGCCGGAAGAACGTCTCACGGTAGGCCACGGCGAACTCGGCGGCGAGGGCCTTGCCGTACGCCTCGGACCCGGACCACGTGGGGTGAGTCCCGTCCGAGTGCAGGTAAATATCCCTGTTCCCGTCCTTCTTCGGGGTCCCGACCTGTCCGGTTCCCGTGAAGCAGATCGACGTGCGGCGAACGGGGGCCTCCGCAAGAGTGGATCCGGACCAGTTCTCCCGGAACTCGTAACCGACACCCTCGAAGTAGACGATGTCGCCCGCGGAATACGGCTTGCCCTGAGCGAACGCCGTCGCGTTTACGAGGCTGGTTCCGATCTGGTCGATGTACGCGATCGGATAGTCCTCGTTGAGCCTCTCGACGAGGGCCCGCATCTTCTGGTTGATGTCCGAAGTGGCGTCGGAGAACGTCGGCGGCGGGGCGGTCGGCTGGATGCCGGCAACTATGATGGGAATATCACGTCGCTTGCTCCATACCTTCCGATACGCGGCCTCGGCGGCGGTCGCCACGGCGTTTCCGTCCCCTCGCGCCCTGTCGTTGACCGAGCCGAAGAAGAACAGAACATCGGGATCACCGGCGAGGACGGCGTCGATCCGGTTGTCATCACCGAAGACGGCCCTGCCGCCCTGCCCGGGACTGAGGTACCCGGTTCCGGTCTGATAGGACGGAATGACGTCGGCGTGCAGCTCCCTGCACATGACCGAGGCCACCCCGAGATAGGACGGAACCCCGTTCTCGCCCTCGGTGAAGGAGTCCCCGATGACGCCCACGGTGAGACCGCGGATGGGCGCGAGCTCGTTGAGCACCTGCCCGTAGGACACCGAACCTCCGACCCGGATCGGAGCGGCGGTCGGAGTCTCGCCCACGACCTCGACGAGATAGGTCTTCTCGGAGGGCGGAAGATCCTTCGCCCCGGGGCGGAGAACCGCCGAGGTGCCCGGCAGCCCCATCCTCTCGGCTCGTACGACGGGTTGCTTGCCCATGATCACGACGGAATGACGGCATCGACCGTGAGGGTGCCGGTCCCGCTGATCTTCCGGGGGATGACGGGAAGGTTGGTCTTCGGGAACTCGAAGAGGTAGATGCCCGCTTCGAGGTTGACCGTGGTGCGCGTCTTGTCGAGATAGACCCCCTTCTTCTTGAGGTCCTCCTCCTTGACGGTCAGCGGACGGATCACGACGGGAGTCGTGAAGACGGTCCCGTACTGAACGGTGGTTGCCATGATTCTCCTTACACTTGGATTGACAGTACTGTGGATACGGCGGAGACGATGGACCCCCGTGCGCCCTTCGCCGCAGCCGCGTCGATCTGCGCCTTGATGGAGGTGATGTGAGAGACCACCGGCTTCCCGGTATCCGTCAGCGTCTTCCAAATATCCGCAGACGCGTCCCACGACATCGAGGGGATGTCGACGTATGCCCCTTTCACGAAGTCGTTCCACCATGCGGAACCGACCGATGACGGGTAGGCGTACCCCCATGTAGAATATCCACGAAGCTTCATCGCCTGGAAGAACGCCTTGTTGTCGCCGAAGAACTTCATGATGGTGCGGTCGCGCCGATTCTTGAAAATATCATGAATCTCATCGTAGCGGGCGAACGAGCTCTTCGGGTCGAAGACGATGACGCCATCTCCGTAGTGCTCCAGAAGCCAATCGAGACGACACGGCGTCTTCCCGGTCCCCTTAAGCGCCTCGACGACCTCCGCCCATGTCATCGTGGACGTCGAGCGATCCGGCCCCCCGAGGGACTTCAGATTGTTGTCGTGGTTCTGGAACCAGACGCCGTCAACGGTCCTCGCTGCTGAGAACTCCAGGGCGTCAACCCCGTACGCCACGGAATCGGTGTAGCCCTGAGCCGTCCCCTCGACCCAGCCCTGAGAGCCCCCGCGATGAGCCACGATGAAGCCGCTTTTGGCGAGCAGGGCCGTGGTGGTCCTGACCAGGGACGGCATGACACCGGCTCTCCTGGCGAAGACCTCATCGCGGTTCCGCCACACGGAGAGGATGCACGGCTTGGTCGTTCCGCCCTCGTAGACGGACGCGTTCTGCAAAGGAGCCGGAACGGGCCTGACGATGGAGAACGCGAGCCATGCCGCGGGGACCTGCCCCGGGGGACCGACAACGGGCGTGTGGGACGTGCGGGCCACACGAAGGGCGGACCACGACTTCTCGGTCGAGACCGTCGCCTTTCCGGTGAACACGATGTCCCCGTCGAGGACGGTCCATTCCATCAACGGATTCGCAGACGGCCCGTGACTCTGGGAGATGACGTAGGACTCCCGCTCGATTGTGGGCACTCCCTCCGCCCAGGGCGGGTCGCCTGGGCGCACGTCGGCCTCGCCGTCGAAGATCATCAGGAAGGCGTTCTGCCGAGCCCCCCAGAACTGACTCTTGTTCGCCCACTGGATGTTCTGGGTCTGAGCGGGATCGGTGATCAGGCGTCGAGCGAAGTAGCCGCATCTGGTGATCCCGACGATCTGCTGCTGGGCGACACCGGTCCATCCCTCCGGGACGGCCAGATCGCCCGGCGACGTCTGTTGACCACTCATTATGAGGACGGCGGTGTCACCGACTCTGGAGGTGGCGCTGAGCGTCGTCGCCTCGCCCTTGAACGCCTCGGCGTGGGCGAATCCTCGTAGCGCGATGCTCATGGCACTCGGATCACAAGCGTACCCTCGGGCGTACCCGGGGGCACCGGGTCCGTGACGCCGAGGCGGAGAAAGCCCCCGCCCGATGCTCCGGTCCCGGAGGCGAGGAGGTCGTCGGGGGTCAGACTTCCAGCGAGCATTCGCATCTCGGTGTCGAACTGACCCTCGTTCGACTCGATGTTGTAGTATCCGTCGTCGGTCGTGATGTCCACAACGACCCCAGGGCGGATCGCGAATCGCTTCTTCTTGAGATCCGCTGCCCCGTTGACGACCGGATTCACCAGAATCGTCGTCGGGCACGCTGTGAGCACGCCCTTGATGTTAGCCACGTCTTGCTCTCCTTCTCGCCGCTTCGGCGTTCCGCATGGCATTGAGCCTGTCGCGCTCCGCCAGTGCTGACGGAGTCGGTTTCCGGTTCTTCTTCGGATCCTTGAGCACCTGAACGGTTCGAATGAGAGTCAGCAGCCGATTCAGGTGCCAGTGCTCCACGTCCCCGTAGGGGATCTCGAGGAGTGTCAACCAGGCGTAGATGAGCTCCGAGGTGACGATCTGCCGTTTCGGCGAGGATCCGGTGTGATCCGTGATCGTCGTCGCGGTCATCTTGTCCTGTATGTAGTTGTTGACCCTGAGGAAGTCCTCTTCCCGGAAGCGCATGAGAACGGTCATCGGAACGTCGGGATCCGCCATGCACGAGATGTAGTCGAGCATCTCCTCGGTCGACCGCTCCTTCGGACCGAAGAACGGAACCTTGTTCCTCCCCTCCCATTTTGACAACGAGAGGAGGGAATGCTCGAGATGCACCGTCAACGCCGGAAGTCTGACGAACTCCTCGACAGCCTCATCCCATCCGTCGACTTCCGGCAGGTGCAGCTCGAGCATTCCAGGTCTCCTAAGCCGCGGCCTTCATGAGGGCCACGAGTTCCGTCGGCGTGGGAAGCTTGGCGGGGTCCGTCTTCCGCCCGTAGAGGACGTCGAGGGCTGCCTCCATCTTCTTCGCCGGCACCTTCCGGCTGTCGAGCTCGAGACGCGCCGAGGGGCGCATTCCCGGAACGGGAACGGGGACCGACTCGAACTCCCACGAGAAGCTCTTGTACTCCGGGCTCTCGTTGATAGTGCTGTTGTCCTGCGAGGACGGCGACGCGGTGTTGCCGTAGGTGATGTGGATCTTGTAGCCGATCTCGGTGCCGTTGGAATCGAGGATCAGCGTGCGCCATGAGAAGCCGAAGGGCTGACGCTGCTGACCAGTGGCGTACAGGCCCTCGACCGCGGCGTCGATGAGCTTGGTTCCGTCGCACTCACGGAAGGACTCCGGGAAGCGGAACGCCTCGATGGTGCCCTTCGAGGTCTCGGCGCCGCGAAGAGTGCCGTACAGGATGTTGTCGGCGTACATCTTCTGGGCCTCGGCGCCCTCGGGCGACATGTTCACCGCGGTGAGACCGTCCCAGACCTCGGCCTTGGTATAGGCTCCGGTCTGATCGAGTCGGTAGATGACGCCGTGATCGGCGCCGTTCTCGCCGGTCCTGTTCTCAATCTTGTCCCATTCCAGGGCTGCCATGATTCTCCTTATTGGAAGATGTCGATGATGTCGTGATGGAGCCCCTCGGACACGAAATGCGAGACGTAATCGCTTCCACGGAGATCCAGAATGCGTTCGATCGCCGGATGATCCGGCAGTCTGGATATTACGGTCGTCCGGTACTGGGGGATTCGCGCGTAACCGAGGTTATCGGCGTAAGCCTGCCAGTACTGCGTCTTCTCGTACACGATCGCCGGATACGAGATCTTCAGATTCACCGGAGGATGGTAATACACATTATCCGACCCGAGGATCCGAACGAGAACCTTATGAAGGTCATCCCTCGTCATTGTACCGCGCTCCGAGAGTCAAGTAAAGCCGGGGGCGACGAATATCCGTGTACACGACGAGCCACTTCTCCCCGCCGAACTCGGCCCATCGAATATCGAATGGGTGCGAGAACGCGTACTCGTCTCCGACGATCGAAAGGATCTGACCGGACTGTACCTTCCCATTCGGATCCGAACCCATGCTGTAACGGTGGGCATTGGTCGTGACGTTCCCCCGGTATCTTCGGATGACGGGAGTCTCGACGAAGATACCGGGGGACGTCTCTTCGACAGAGGAGAACGCGATTCTGCCGAAGTATTTCACGATCGCTCAGTTCATCTCGGGAAGCTGAGGATCGGTGGACTTCTTCGGGTCCTTCTTGGCGCCGGCGACGGGAGCGAGGGCGCCGGTGACGATCACCGCGGTGCCCGGGTCCCGAAGCGCGCCGGAGCACCTGGTCTCCTGAAGGGCCTTCCGCTGGTTGTGGTCGATGTCGAACCCCTCCATGGAGGTGAGCTGCCCCCCATTGTCGGTGCCGACGTTGTAGTCGCTCGGGAGGAAGAAGACGCCGAACACGTCTCGAAGGCCGCCCTCGAGCTGGATCTTGGCGCCCTTGAGCAGGGGGACGTTGACGAAACCGGAGCAGCCGATGGCGCTGGCGAGCTCGTCGCGAGTCCTGTAGATGCGGCGGCCCTGCTTGTCGCGCAGCCAGGTGAGCCGGTCGATGGTGCGCTTGGGCGCCCAGAACAGAGGCTCGCTCTTGCCGCGGTACTCGTCCAGCATGTACGTCATCTCCTCGACGAGGAGGTCGAGGTTGGTCTTGACGTCAAGGGCGTCGCTGCTCAGCGCGTACTTGGGGGCGTAGAGGTCGTCCTCGGCGAGGATGGGACGAATGCAGTCCGGGTTGATCTTGTCGGCGGAGTCGGCGTCGCGGCCATCGCCGATGAGGAACGCTCTAGCGAGCTCCTCATTCATGTCGATGGTGAGCTGGCGCTTCATCCACTCCCAGATGTCGATGGTCGTGATGTCGAGCTGGTCATCACGGTCCAGCTTGGTCTTGACGACGACCGTCGTCGGTGAGGTCTGCCTCTTGAGGCTCTTGTACACGGTGTCGTACTTGAGCGAACCCGTGATGTAACCGCGGGCGCGGATCTCGTCGCCGGTGAGCACCGCGTACCGGGACCGGAAGCGGGAGAAGGGGAGATGGGTGACACCGGAGACCAACCGGTTCGCCCAGGTCTGATCCCTTCGGAGCTCGGTGATGCCGCCGGTGTCCTTGGGCTCGGGGAAGAGCATCTCGGGATTCGAAATCCCGTAGCTCTCTGCGTGAACAAGGAGCGACTGCTTGAACGTCATCCCCTTCTTCATATCGGCGCCGATGGCCGCGACGGCCCCGGCGACGTCGACGTCATCCTGCTTGAGGTCGGAATCAGACCCCCGCTCGAAGACGTTGTGGGTGGTGGGGCTCACGTCGGAGTCCTTCCTCTCGATTTCGGTGGTGTCGTCCTCGCCGGCGGTTCGGACGGTTTCGAGGACGATCGCCGCGACGGCGCGCTTCTGCTCCTCGGTCATTCCGTCGTAGATCTCCCCGACGGTCTTCTCCTTGGAGTCGTCCTCGGTCTTGTCGTCGTGCTGGAGAACGAGAGGCTCGCCGCTCTCGATGACGATCTCGCCCTCGTCGGTGTAATAGGTGCCGTCCTCGCCGGAGTGCTCGAGCGCGACATCGTAGATGCGGGCCTCGGGGTTGGCCGGACGGAGAACGAGCGAGACCTCGACGAGATCCGCGTGGCTGACCACGTTGCCCCGGCGCTGGACGTTCTTGGCGTAGATGGACATGGCGCCCAGAGTGCCGGACCTCACCTGCTTACGGGCATTGTCCCCCTGCGGGGTATCATCGAAGAACACCTTGGCGCGGACTCCGCCGCTCTCGTGCTTGAGAATGGCGTGCCCGAGCAGCTCGGACGACTCGGTGTGATTGTGCTGATAGACGACGGGAATCTTGTTCCCGTCCTCATGGGCGAATGCCCCGTTCCCAATGGTGACTCCGTCGGAGCACCGGACCCCGTATCGGGTGGCCCACCCCTCGCAGTCGGGAGTTCGGGAATTACCTCCCATTATGAGACCTCCTCGGTCATCGGTTTCGGAACGTCCGGAGGGGACGTCGAGTTGATGTTCGCGTTGACGAGCTTGTCCGCGCGCGGATCACTGGCCCGCATGAAGCCGAGCTTCGCACGGGCCTCGTTCGACGTCATCACCTCGGCGGAGGTGAGCGCCTGGACGAGGTCGCCCATGGAGGACATCGGAACGAGTTCGAACGGATCCCGGAACCACGCGATCCGCTGCCCGCGGCCTCGGGCGTTCTCCCCGAGGAACGCGTAGGACATCGTGGTCGCGATCTCACGGAGAATCGGATTCAGCGTCCGGGTCTGGTACACGAGCATCTGCTGCTCGGTCGCCGTTCCTTCGAAGATCTCTTTGGAGATGCCGAGCGCCGAGTACACCTGGGTGGTCAGCCACTCGACCTGCGCCATCAGATTGTTCTCCGAGGCCCGGTTGAGCTGTGTGACCTTCTCGGTGTCGTCGATCCAGCCGACCCCGTACTTGCTGTTCTCCATCTGGCGCTCCAGAGACTTGCGCCGGCGTTCGGCGCGCTGCATCTGACGCTCGCTGGAGACGCTGTAGGGGAGTTGGATGATCAGATCGAGTTTCCCCGACCCGGACTGCTCGTCGATGGCGTCGAGAAGGACCAGTTTCCGAAGAAGACGACGAAGATCGGAGGTCGCCTCGTTCATCACCATGAACATCGGGTTGTTCACGATGGCGACGAGATCCTTCTCGATGTTGATCTCCTCGCGCTGGCCCGTTCGGTCGTTGTAGAGAGAGATCCGAACACTTCTCGGGTTCCACTGAGTCACCGTCCCCACTCGGAGGGAGAGAACGTCGAACTCCTCGGTGTAGAAGGGGTTCGCGGTGGTGTCCGTGGCGACGATCGCGGCGTGTCCGTTCTCGAATAACGTCCAGACGACGTCCCGAAGGAACGCGGACCAGGTCTGATCGACATTCGCCATGAAACGGAAGCACTTGTCGAGAGACGACGGAATATCTTTGGAGTACTCCCCCGAGTCGGTCTGCTCGATGTGCCGGAACGTCGTCGAGGCGACGTCGATCGCGATCTGGTTGTACAGTTTCGTGGTGAACTGGTTCGCCGTGGTTCGGAAGGGACTGAAGAGCATCGAACCGTATCGGCTGCCCGAAGTCCCCTCGTCGACCTCTCGACGCCTCTTCGAGGAGAAGAAGTCGAAGACGCTCTCGAACTTCCTTAGCGTTGATCTGAGGCTCAACCGCCCTCCTTTCTAATCGAAGCGGTTGCGATGGACCTTGTATGCGATGTACGCGTCCATTAAGGCGGCGACCGCGTCGATCTTCTGCTCCCGCTTGGCCTTGTAGAGCTTGCGGTTGCCGTTGGTATCCGTAAGGGCGATCGCGTTCCCCATCGCCCATTGCATGAGCGACTGGTCGAACGCGAGAAGTCGTTCCGACGCCAGGATCTTGATCTCCCCGAGCGGAACCGACTCCGTCTTCGCCCCCTGGATCACCTTCTCGATACCGTGGGCCCCGTGACGCTGCTCCCAGCGCTGAACGAAGTCCTTGGCGTTGTAGGGGTCATACCCCATGGCGTACACGTCGTACTCGGACCGCTCAATATACCGATCAAGGTCCTCGTAGACCTCGATCATGTCGAGAACGGTCCGCTCCATCACCTGAAGGGATCCCTCGTTGATGAACTCGTCGTACTTCGCGCGTGCGGCGGCGGGGAGGGCGTTCAACGTGTGCGACGTGATGTAGCACCTCGTCTTGACACCGAAGTCTCCGCCTTGCAGCGGGAACAGGAACGTGAAGGCGCAGAAGTCGTCCCCCTGCGAAAGGTCGGCGCCCATCGCGCACGACATGCGCCAGAACTCGACCTTCTTCTTACGGGCGAGCGTCTCCTCGTAGGTGAAGTAGTACGTGTATCCCTCCATCGGAATGCCGAACATCTTCGCCAGAATATCATTCCGGAGAGAGGGATTGGCCTCCGCTCTCGATACGGCCCGCTGGTACGCCTCGTAGGAGATGGTCTTCCCGATATTCGGATTGGCCTTCAGCCACTTGTCCGGGTCGCCCACCTCCTCGACGGCGTCGAGGCGGTAGTGCCATATCGAGGTGTGGGGGTCGTACACCTCCCCCTTCAGGATCTTCAGAAGCTCCATCTTCTTGGTGTCGCCGACGCCGTTGCGCACGGTTCCCTCGGAGGATGTCGCGATGATCATCCATCCGGGCACCTTCGACGCGCCCTGCTCCAGGGCTTCGACGACGTCCTCGCGGACATCTCCCGAGAGCCACTCGTCAACGGTGTTGACCTTGGAGCGAAGTCCCTGTAGACGGTCGACCGCCATAGGGCGGACCTCGATCAGGGAGTCTGTGATGAAGTTCTGAATGCCCTTCTTCGTGGGGTGGAGCATAGGGCGATTGGCCCGGTTGCCCGTGGTGTTCTGCAACGATCCCTCGGTGAGGAACGCGAACAGAGGACCCCGGGCCCTGGCGATCGCCGTCTTGATGGGGCCCATGATCTCCTCGGCCTGGATCATCGTCGGGGCCACGACCACCTGACGGGTCGTAGTCGTGTCGATGTTCAGCATGTACGACTGGATCAGGGAGGAGTACATGGACTTGGCCGCCCCACGGCCGACGATCAGGTACTGCTTGTCGACAAGGCGGTGCTTGACCCGGCGGGTTTCGTAATGCCCGCCCACTCCGCTCTCGTTGGGGACGTAGACGCTCTGCTCCTCGAAGTAGAACCAGGCGAGCAGCTGCTCGGCCCAGACCCTGAACGACGGGAGAAGAGTGAAGGAGTCCCCGTTGGTGAGAGTGCACTCGTTCTCGCAGTATCTGACGAAACCGTCGATCGCCTCATCGTCGTAGTAGTACCTCGGGTCCTCCACAAGATGGTCGATCCGGTTCATCTCCATCGAGATCTCCCGGCACACGGGGATCTCGCCGGAGAGGACGGCACGTTTGAACTCGGCGTAGTGATGGGGGATCGCGGTGTTCGACAGCATGATCAGTAATTCGAGCCCCGGAGGACGATCTCCCGACTGATCGAGCGCACCGACGCGTCGGGAACGCGGACCGGGCCCGAGGGCTTCGTCTGCCGTGCTCCGCGGCCGGCGCTCCGTCCTCTGCCACCGAAGAAGCGGCGCTTACGCGTAGAATCGCTTTCGCCGCTTCCACCTTTTGGGTAGCCTTCCCCAGAGGGTGCGGGTCTGCCGGTCCTCGGAGTGTCCTGCGAGGGCGGTGGCGACGGTTCGTCTTTCTTGGCGTCAGCGGGCTTCTGCTCGGACCCCTTCGCCGCCTTCTTCTCGTCCTTCGGCTTCTCGGACTTACTCCCATTTTGAGACGCGTTCTTGATCTCCTCGACGATGTTGCGAACATCGTTCACCGTCGCGTTCTTCTTCCCCTTCTCCTTCTTCTGAGAAGCGGCGAAGCCGGGAATGACGCGGTCGAGAGCCTGCGTTCCGATGTGGGTGAGCGCCTTCTTTCCGAGATCGCGCCCCGTGTCGTACAGGATGCTCTCAACGAGTTCGCGTCCCTTCGACTTCGGAGGCGGGGGCTTCTGCATGAGGGACTCGAGCTGACGTTCGAGCTGAATCCGTCGGATCTTGCTCTGGAGCTCGGTGTCGGTCATGTCCCGAACGCGCTTGTGGCCGCCCTCGGTCTCGACGGAGGATCCCTCGGTTTTCGGCTTCCTCTTGGACGGAGGGGTCGAGCCCCGTGTCGTCGCCCTCCGAATCCCCCACTTCATTCCTGGGATGCCGTATTGCTTGAGTACGGTCATTTCGCCTCCTCGGCTATGTCTCGTATCCGATACTTGTACTCCGACAGGACCTTCTCGAGGGGGGCGACGTGGAACGAGTACTGCGGAGGATCGAATACCAGTCTGGTTTGGAGGTAGACGACGTTCTTGACGATCGAGAGTCTGGGATCCCAGTACACCGACGACCATTCGAGCTTCGGCGTGCATGTGAGAGGACCGCAGGCGCCGAGATCGTTGAGAACGGCCAGAGCCGAGTCGATGTGCATCATCACGTCGGCGTCGAAGGTCGTGTCCTCGGGGTCGATGCCGAGATACTGCTTCACGTCGGATAGTACGGTCATCTCACCTCCAGGGAATCATGTCATTCGGACGACGTTCGACGAACGTCGGGATCGGCGGTCGATCTAGACCGAAGTGTATGGCGTTGTGCGTCTCGTGGGACACTGCGATCAGGAACTCCGGGTCGAGAATATCGGGATTGCGGGAATCCAGATCCTCCTCGGTGATCGGGTTCATGTGATGCACCAGGATCTTCCCGGGTATCGGATGGTCCGGATGGGCCAGATCGTAGCCGGAATCCCGAACGATCACGTGATCGCGAACTCGACGCCATGCCCGACTCCTGTAGAACACCTGATTCAAATATCGGGCCCAACCGAAAGTCGGCTCGCCGACGGTTCCCTTGATCTTCAGGTAGTCGAATCGGTCGTTGTAATCCGGAAGCGACACCAGATGAGAATATGTCCTAGTCATCCGCGTCCTCCGAACTACGGTAGGATCGGAAGGCAGCAATGGCGTTGGCTGCGATCTCACCGCGATCCGTCTTGGCCCGGGTCTCGTCCGTGCGGGCGACGAGGAGGTCCCTCTCATTCCGGGCCTTCTGCAACTCTATCTCCGCTCGCAGGGACCCGAGCTTCAGAAAATGAACCAGGACGGTCGTCGGGGCCTTCCGGGCCTGTAGAAGCTCCTCGGCGTTGCGCATTGCGAGGCCTATCAGCTTCGTCTCCATCGCCTCCGGGGTCTCCGGGGGCGATCCGATGGCGTTCTCCTCCTCTTCCATCGCGTTCCTTCTCCTTTCCGCGACTCAGATCTGCCCCCTCGAACCGGCGAAGTGAAAGGAGAAAGCCCTCTCCGGGTCGAAGAGGCGGATCCGAATCGCGAATCGGCGGAATCCCACCGGGGATATTTTCTCGGGGGCGGCGGTACTCGGTGAGCAGGATGTTGGAGGGCTTGATGTCCCGGTGCAGG